ATTGCTACCAGAATTATTGTTTATTCTTACTCTTAATTTTTGATTGCTATTCCCTGAAGTGCTGCCGCCGTTTGGAATTCTTAAATAAAGGTTGAGACTTGGAATACACTTTCACCCACTTTGACCTGGCTAGACGCTACAATCGTCGCTTAAAGGAGAATCAATGGCAAATACAACGAACTTCGGCTGGGAGACCCCGGACGATACCGACCTCGTCAAAGACGGCGCAGCCGCGATGCGTACTCTTGGCAATTCCATCGACACTTCTTTTGTTGATCTTAAGGGCGGCACAACTAACCAAGTATTAGCAAAAAACTCAAACACAGATTTAGATTTCAAATGGGTTGCAGATGCGACCGGCATCCCTGCCACAATTTTTGACGCTAAAGGTGATTTAATAGCAGCTTCAGCAGCGGATACGGCAGCAAGATTAGCCGTTGGAGCTAATGGAACAGTTTTAATTGCTGATAGCGCTGAAACAACTGGATTAAGGTGGGGCCCCGTACCGGGCTTGCCTAATTTAGCACAAATTGCAACAGGGACTCTGTCTGGAACTTCTGTCACAATAAGCTCTTTGTCTACTTATAACAACCTTTATTTAAGAATTCCAAACGGCGGCAGCACTTCAGGGAATAGCAATCAAAAATTAAGAGTAAGAATAAACAATAATTCTGGTAGCAATTATTTGACAAATGGTTGGGCGCAAGAAATTGCAGATGGTTCAAGAACAAGTTTATTTTCAAGTCAAACAGCAATTTTAGTGCAAAATGATAATATGTTTAGCACAGGCCTTGGTGCGCTTTGGGTGTCTCTGAATAATTGTAAAGAAGCTGGTTTCACAACAGGCTCAGCTTTTAGGTATTACACAGCTACTTCACAAGCTGACGGACAAGCCGCAATAGATTTTATTTATACTCAAAGTGAGGCAGTTTCCAGTTTAGTAATTACATTGGACGGCAGCGCGACATTTGGTGGCGGAACTTATACTTTATGGGGGAACTAATGTTTAGAATTGAGCATAATGTCGAAACTGGCAAAATTGAAAAAATTGATTTAACACCTCAAGAAATTGAAAAAGCTGAATTAATGGCTGTTGAAGAAGCAGCGTTAACTGCAATTCAAGCTGCTGAATTAAAAGCAAAAAGAGATGCTCGTAAAGTATTATTAGAAAAACTCGGGATAACCGAGGATGAAGCTAAACTGCTGCTAAGCTAATGGCGAAGCTTTGTAAAGCCGGACAACAACTCAGAGAGCAAATCGATGATGATTATCCTGAGCGCAATCGGCGTTCTGATGGTTGGGTCGCTGATGCTCGTCATTATGCCACTAACTCTAATTCGGATCATATCCCGCGAAATGGAATCGTTAGAGCTTTAGACATAGACGCTAACCTTAACGCTCATCCTGAAGAAACTTACGCTTTAGTGGAGAAAATCCGCAAGTGCGCTAAGCGCGGGGATAAGCGGATTAAATACATAATCTATGACGGAAAGATTATGAGCGGGACTCTAAATTGGAAGCGCAGAAAATACAGAGGCCCAAACCCTCACAAGTCGCATTTCCATATTAGCTTTACAACTCTGGGAGACAAAGACGGCAGTTTCTTCAACCTAGAAGGAGACACAAATGAAAGAACTCAAATTGATGGCGGGCAGTTGGGCGAAGACATTCGTAGCGGCGGCCCTAGCGACTTACCTAGCAGTCGGGCTCGATGTAAATGCGATTGCCAATGCCGCTCTAGCATCAGTCTTGCCTAGCATTATCAACTGGCTGAATCCTTCTTACGAGCGTTACGGCAAAGTCCGGTAATGGCGGCCTCGGAACTTGCGGCCACTATCGCCTCAGTTCTCGGATCAATCGGCCTACTTATTGCCGGTCTTAGATATATCATCAAATTGGAGAATCTGCCCATTGTGTCGCGCCTCGATAAAATGGAGAGTCAGTTAGAATTGGCTCTCTCGACGAAAGTGAGCAGAAGTGGCACAGGCAAAAAAGCGCGCTAAACAGCCAGTCAAGAAGGTGGCAAAACGTCGCAAAACGACGAAAGATGTGCCATTGACTCGTTTAGATTTCTGGGCTATTGCTTGTAATGAAGTCTATATGGCTTGCCGTCGAGCTGGTATGGATGAAGGAACGGCTCTTGCTTTCGCAATGGATCGCAGTTCCTACCCTGAGTGGATAGTCGATAACGGAAATCCAATGTTCAAGCCTTGGGACGAAGACGAGGACGACGACTAATTTACCTTCGCGAGGTCGAATTATTTGAGGCACTCAAGGCCATTTATCCGGACTTGACGCCACTATCGGCGACCGACCGAGCGGACGGCATTACTAGCGATTCCTATATTGAAATGAAGTGCCGCCGCACCCATTACGACACTCTCATAATTGAGAAGAAGAAGTGGGATTATCTGGCCGATATAAGGGCTAGGACAGGGGCTAGGACGCTTTATATCAACGCGACGCCTAAAGGTGTCTATCAGTTCGATTTAGGGGCTCTAGAGGCTCCTGAGTGGCATTGGAAGGCATTACCCGACAAGACCGACTTCGCTGGTAGCCATAAGGTTGAGAAGCTCTGCGCCTTCCTACCAATCCGACTCGCCGAGCTCCTACTTGTATAAATCCATTTAGGTAATTACATTTATCCCACTAAATCCATTTACGAGGGTTTAGAAGGGAGCAAAAATGTCATACACAAGCAATTTGGCTACGGAATTAGCCATTATGGCAGAAGAAAAATCCATCAAAGGATCAGCCGCTCAAGCGGTTCTCAATGGGTGGAAAGTTCTACCAGTAAAGAAACGCAATAAATTGCCTCATTTCGATCTCATCAAACGCGGTCATTTGGACGCGACTGATGATTGGAATCTGATTGATTTTTGGTTCTCGATTGATCCTAATATGAATTACGGCATCAACTGCCAAGCTTCGGGATTATTGGTGCTAGACGTCGATTTTCGAAATGGCGGCGATATTAGAGACTGGATGGTTCCTACCTACACAGTCGGTACCGGTAATGGATTTCATTTGTATTATGAAGCAGATGAAGATTTGCGTTACTTTGGTCAGTTACCAGATGGAATCGATGTGAAATACAAGGGCTTTGTCGTAGGTGAAGGGTCAATTCATTCAAGTGGCAAAACATATACAAGAACAAACGATAATCAGATTGCTAAATTGGACGATGAGATGAAGGAGCGACTAGGTAGATGATAAATAAACCGGAAGTAATTCGATTTGATTCTACTTCGGGAGCTTGGTCAGATGGTAAGAATTACGTCAAGGGCCAGATTATCCGCAGATACGCAATCGAATCACTAGGTCGCCAATCAACAAGAGGGCGATTGAGTAGAGAAGAAATCTCAGCGTATTGGTTAGACCGATTCGGGGTGAGTGCGGATGTCGAATGACTTTACACCGGAGCAAATCGTTAGCATCCTCTTGGCACTATCAACCGGATTCTGGCTTGCTTACGCATCTATTGAATCCGCAAAAGCCAAAGCTTTCAACGAAGGTTACAAGCGAGGAAGGGCGTCTAATTCTTATGTCAGAGAGATCGCTAAGTGACTGGCTCTCGGACGCTGGTAACACCCTCGACGACCGAGGGCTGGAATATGGCGACCCGAGGCACAATTTATTACGCATTTACAAAATCGCGAGAATCCTCGGTGTTCAGCTCAGAGACCCATCTGAGTTGGCAACTATCTTTATCGCGACCAAACTCAGCCGAATGGTGGAAAGTCCAGAGCGCGAGGATTCGTATCTCGATCTCATTGGATACGCCGCTATCTTGGGCTTCACCAGATTTTCAACTCCGGAAGATTGGGACGACGTTGAGTCTGATTCGCAATACTAACCAACGCCAATGGTGTGATTACTGTAAGTCTCGTTATGGGCAACTCAAAGACGGCACTTGGCACTTGAAGGCACAAGTCCCCGCAGTCTGGAAAGTCCAAAGCGAGACACCGCTACGCCGCGCACAAGTGCGGTTCTATTGCCAACCCTGCGCAAATGAAGCGCAGAACTGGCCAGATGGCACATTCTGGTCATTGAAGGAACAACTGGAATATGCGATCGATGAGTTCGCAGGGAGAGAGAAACTAAATGTCGAATTACCTAGATGATTACGTATCGGTTCAAGACCGCCTAAAGGAGTTTATCAATGGGTATCCGGATTATCGAATCAAGTCGCACGTACTTGAGGAATCACTTATTCCTACTTGTGACGTTTATATTGTCAAAGTTGAGCTATATCGTACTGAGGCTGATTCTGCGGCTTGGACGACCGGACTATCTAGTGAATCTAAGTCCAAACAGTATGCGCTGGAACTTGCGGAGACAGGTGCGCTTGGACGCGCTCTCAATCTCGCTGGATATTTCGCGAAGCCATCTGGAACGCCTAAGAAACCTATCCAGACAACAAATAAAGCTCTCGCAGAGTTTGTTGCGGATCAAAGACCGAACGACCCCGAGCCGATAGTCTGGGACGTTAGCCATATAGCCGAACAGTTCGGTGCTGAAGTAATTGATGAAGTGCCGCTCTGCGCTAATGGATGCGGCCCGATGATTCTCAAGCAAGGCACAAAGGAAGGCAAGGAATACCGCGGCTGGGTTTGTCCCATCGCGAAATCTGGCCATCCGGCTAAGTGGATGAAAATCGGAGCAGATGGGCATTGGGTCTTCCAGAAATGATTGATGAAATCCATCCCTTCAACTGCGGCAACTGTAAGAAGGTGACCGCACAGAGGGGAATTATCAAATACGATTCTGAGATAACCGAGGGCCAAGATGTCTGGCTAATGGAATGTCAGAATTGCTTCGAGCAGAGATTGGTGGAGCCAATGGATCGAGTAGCTAATAAGGAAGACGCTATAACTAGGTGCGACCAATGCGGCAATTACAAAATGAAGGCCGCTAAGTGTCGAATCTGCAAGATAGCGGATGGGCAAGAGCGCATCAAAGAACGCTACTGGAATGGCAACGCCACACTAGAAAGGTTCATCGATGCCGACATATGATTACTTCTGTGACCGGTGCGAAGAACAGATAGAAATTACGCTAACCCTTGAGGCGGCTAGCCAGACAATGATCTGTCATTGCTCTAAGCCGCTTCGTAAGGTGTATAGCCCAACTCCAGCACATTTCAAAGGAGAAGGATGGGCAGGGAAGACAAACTAGGAAGAAGCACCCATTCGCTGGCATATATCCGTCAAATGCTCGAGTGGGGCTTTGATAAGGAGTTCATCGCCCGAGATATGGGTGTGAATCTCTCATCGTTAGAAATCCGGCTAAACAGAGCAAAGAAAAGGGAGCAAGATGACAATCAAAAACCTGAGTCTGAAACTGGCGGCAATTAGCCTCCTAGCAGACCAAGCAAAACGCCTGAAGGATGAGCTACGAGCCGACCTACAAGCCCAGATGAATGAATTAGGAGCCGATAGGGTAAAGGCTGAATTAGGTGATGAAGTAATTGCTTACATAACAACGACCAAGCCCAAGTTCAAGTGGGTCATCAAGTCAGATCGTAAGTTCATTGAATGGGTAAAGACCAACGTCCCTAGTGAGATAGTGGAATCGGTAAGGGAATCGTCAGTAGATAAGATATTGGAGAAGTTCAATTACCTTGATGATGTAGTTATTGATTCGAATGGGGAAATAGTTGATTGGTTAGAGGGTAGCGAGTCTGAGCCTTATCTAACTAC